ATATCGGGGTGGTTATTATATGATATCATAACATTGCACAAATGTGCATCCATGATATCGGCAAATAATGCATGGTCAAAACCTTTATGCATTTCACCTTTATAACCATAGAGGTTATCTTTTACATTATAAGGTGGATCTGCATATATTAATACATCACTCTCATCAGATTGTAACTCACTGTAATCTAGACATGTAATCTTCCAATTCTTTATTAACTTAGAATAGTATTTGAGATTATCAATGCCACGTATGGAGAAGTTGGAATCACTTGCTTGTTTTGAGAAGGAAGAAGATTCAGTAAGACCAGAGAAACTACACTTGTTAATGATATAAAAAGCAACCGCTTTATCTTTATATCCAATATCCAATTCATTTACTTTCTCCTTAGCATCTAAAAATAATTGTTTAGCAGACCCTTGATCAGGATGTCTTTGTTTTAATTGTATGAGTTGATCATACAGGTAGTCTCCATCGTCTCTCAATACTAACCAAAAATTATATAATGGTTTGTATAGATCATTGACCCAGATAGGTAGATCAGGATAACGTTTTGTCATCTCGATTGCCATACTACCACCACCTAAGAATGGTTCACGATATTCTGTAATGTTCTCAGGCAACCACTGACATAACTTAGGAACTGCTCTTGACTTACCGCCAGGATATCGTAGTGGTGTTTTCATTCTGTTTCTACTGACTCTAGTTCTTCTATTGCATCTACTGGCACTTCATTGCCATCTATACTATACCAATGCTGATTATCTCTTATGCCTAGGTATGCCAGATCACTAAAGGTATGCTCTCTTAGCATTGCCTGTAATCTCCAATGTATTAATTCAGACTTTTTCATTCTATTATTGTCATCCCATAATCTTCTGGTCTAGGAACAGGCATGTAGTATCCATCAGGTTGTACTGTTCTTCTTCTCTGTGGCATTTGTATAAGATCAATAGTTTCTTCAAACCACCTGTTCATAGATCTTGCCATAGCACGATAGGATGTGCCGACATAAAGTTGTCCGCTTACAACAGCAACTGTTGCTGCACCCCAGAACATATAATAAAATCTAGATTTCATTTGTGCTCTAATTTTTTCACGTTTGTTAGTCATTTGAATTGACACTCCACCATAATTTCAGTTAATGCTGCCAAGAGATTTATTTCCTGATCAGCAACAAATGCTGATTGGTATTGATACTTGGCAATAATCAATACCGCTTGAGGTATGCTAGTAGGAGAAAGAGAATCATACAAACTATCATAGACAGTTCGTAAAATAGTATTAGGATCGTTATCTAGATTAGCAACGATCCACTTTCTTGTAGCACCAAAGTCTTTTGTCTTCAATGCACCTACAAGTTTTTCTAATCTGATCTGACTTATCTGTGCCAGAATTCCAGTGTCTATAACTCCTGACGCTGCATACCTTTGCAGTTCGTTGAGGGTACGTCTAAAGTCTGGGAAGAACTTCTGGACGACCTCAGCGACCACAGCATCAGTAAATTGTATATCCTCTGCAGTAAGTATTCCACGACACCTCTCAAAAAATTGTGTAGCAATTTGTTGTTTCTGTTTTCCACGAGTGTTGCAATCAATAACATTTGTTCTTGAATGAAGAGGTTGTATAATTTTATTTTTAAAATTACATGTAAATATAAATCTACAATTATTTTGAAACTCTTCTATAGATGCACGCAATAACAACTGAACATCATGTGTAGTGTTGTCTGCTTCATCTATAATAATAACTTTATGTTTTGCACTAGACGTAAGAGAAACAGTAGATGCAAATTGCTTTGCACTATTTCTTACAGTGTCTAGAAATCTACCTTCGTCAGATCCATTAATGACAATAGAATCTACACCTAGTTCATGACACAGTGCTTTTGCAACTGTAGTCTTACCGATCCCTGCTGTGCCACACAAGAGAAGATTAGGAACTTCTCCTGCATCAACAAAAGACTTGAAGGTCTTCTTCAAATCATCAGGAAGGATACAATGTTCAATATTCTTAGGGCGATACTTTTCTACCCAAAGAAATTCATTCATAATTTATAACCAATGTGGTTTTCTGGATGGGTCGCGTAGATAATTATCTGCTGCCCATGGCTTACTAGCAATATAATACTTGTATGCAGTAAAAATGTCAATAGTTGTATCGTACTTGAACTGGTCAGGACCTGCAAATACAAAAGGTGTATGGTTGGTATAGTCTGCTGATGGTAGGATATCTCTTGCTTCTAGTAATGGTCGATGGCAAGAATGAATTTTACCATAGCGATGAGTATATTCTAGAGACAATGCAATACCATGAGTGAGTAACCACCATGCATTTGCTAGATTATCATTTGCCCATATGGTACAGGGATGATTACGAAATGCACCTTTGGATGTCTTGTATGGTTGTCCGTCATTACGATGTATTTTGCCATAACTATGACCCCACTCGTCAGAGCAAACAATAGAAAGCATTTGACATGTTTCTAGTGGCATCTTGACAATATGTTTGTCAGGAAGCACTCTTGCTGAGAGAGTAGGGTCAGGGTCGGTAACAAATATATTCATAGCATAAAGGGTGTCTTACCCATTATACACAGAGTCTGGTTCTAATGCAATAAGATATTCTAAATCTTTGTTCGGATCTCTGAACAATGCTGCATTATGTTTGCTAATCGTTACTTCATAATCTGCAGGAAGAAGTTTTAAATATTCTACCTTAAAATTAAATGTAAATTTAGCATCAGTAGTTCCCACTCTTACAGAGTAGTTGTTTGATGTATCATTCTTTTTGTCACGTACAACAAGATTGATTTCACTACCATCACCTACAACTGCTAGATCAGTAACACTGTAAATAGATGCTGCTCTAATAAGATTGTTTAGATCATTCCATGCAACAATAAAACAAACATCCTTACTAGGAATCTCTGCTCTTTGTTCTGGTGGTGTAGTAATTGTTGATGGATCTGCAAAGAAATATCTTGATTGACATTTTCTATCTTTGATGATGACATAGTTGTCATTCTGAAAATCAAAGTCAGGATTGTCAAAGAGTGATAGACCAGATAGGAATTCTCCCAGATCATATATTGCAAAGTCTTTTGGAAACTTTTCTTCTACAACTGCACGAGAGAGAATGTTTCTCTGGATTGATAGTGTAGATAATTCCTGTCCTTCCTTAAAGGTTATTGACGGATTAATATTGGAAAAGTTTTTCAGTATGTCAAGTGTCCCTTTAGACAGTTTCATTTACTTGCTTCCTCCATAGTATAGAAGTAATATAATAATACACAATAGTGCATTGCTTTCTTTATGTCAAGTGTAGGTGTCCCTTTCTTGTCATAACGACTTAAGTATTTCATAGCATTACCTCGGCAGAACCCTTTGGCATCACCGAGTGCTTGAATAAAATCTAGAGTTTGGAACTTGCCCTTACTCACATAATGCTTGGTGTAAGTCTCACCAATGTAATCTTTCATAAGATCAAGAACCACGTCCTCATCAAACTTGAATTGGGGTCGTTCTGTATTGATCTCAATGTTGCCAGTAATTTCTGGGGGAGAGTAGTATGGAACATCGTCCCCCAGTGAGGGGAACCCATATTCTCCGAGTAGTCCTTCTTCTTCCAAAATGTCATAGAGTAACCAGTATGCCACTATTATACCTCAAAGGATACGTCAGCGTCAACCTTATCGTAAAGTTGCTGAAACGCTTCCTTGGTCTCTTCGTCAAAACGTGAGATACAAGTAGTGATTGCCTTAGCACGATTTCCGAAGATCTCATATGCTTTTACGATATGCACAAGTCTTCTTGTACTGATAACCTCGTCGATACCACCGTCAAAGAATGTCTTGCGGATGATGTCTGCCCAGTCGCAAAGTCTCTTGTTGAACTCTTTGTCTGCTGACAATAGATCAAGCATCTTCTGCTCTGTCTGTGGATGAGGATAGTTCTGCTCAAAAGTAACAGGGAATCTCTCAAGGAATGCTTCGTTAAGAACGTTAGTGCCTACGAATCTGCCATCCTCAGAACCTTTACCTTTTGTGTTAGCAGTAGCAACAACAGTGAAACCTTTTGCAGGTTTTACATACTTACCAATCTTCTTAAGGAAGACACCTTTGCCTTCAAGAATAGATTGTAAGCATAAGATCTTGTTAGATGCTAGGTCGATCTCGTCAAGAAGTAGAACTGCACCACGCTCAAGTGCTTCGACTACAGGACCGTTGTGCCATACTGTGTTGCCATCAACAAGTCTGAATCCACCGATAAGATCGTCTTCGTCTGTCTCGATAGAGATATTAACTCTGATAAACTCTCTGTTTGCTTTGGCACATGCCTGTTCTACAGAGAATGTCTTACCATTACCAGATAGACCTGTGATGAATGCAGGATAGAAGATGCCTGATTGAATAATTTTTTTGACATCGCTGAAGTTACCGAATGGAACAAAGGTATCAACTATCTCTGGAACAAGGTTCTGTTCAACTGAGGGGATTACAGAGGGTGCTGAGAGTGATTTTGTAAGGATCTCTCTGCCTTCTTGTATAGTTAAATTCCATGTGCCTTTCTTGACTTGGAAGTTTTTTAGTTTGCGAGATACAGTTGCGTATCCTACAGAATACTTTGTTGCAAACTTTTTGACATGTGATGCGTCGATGTTATTACCGAACTCGTCACGTAACTCGTCTACAAAGTTGACTGGTAGTTTTCTCTCAAATGGCATGATAATGAAGTTGTGTGATTTGTATATTATAATAATGCCACATCATATAGGACTTTGCAATATATGATGTGACACTAATTTGATTGGCACTATGCAATCTGTTCGATGAAGGAAGATAAGATCTTCTTGTTCATCTTCTTTCCTTTTAGAGACTTAACGAATGCTCTTTTGATATCTGCTTTTGAGTCTGACTTAAGTTCAAACTCAGCGTCGGTGTTTAGTGCTGATGCTGCTAGACCATACTGAACTGTCCAGTATGAAGATGCACAGATGAATGATTTTGTTTTCTTCCACTCTGCATTTGCACGTGCTACATTCTCTTCTGTGTATTGGTCACCGAAACAATCAATCTTGAATCTGTGCCACTCACCTGATCCTAGTAATCTGATATTCATGAAAGAACACTCAGGGAATCTGTCACGTAAGTAAGATACGAACTGTCTTGTTTGTCCTGAGTAGTAGTCTCCTGAGAACTTATACATCTTACCTGTCTTGCGGTCACGTAGGATGTATCCGTTACCCATGTGTGATGCGAAGAGTGATT